ATGGAATTGAATTTTTTTGAGTTAGATGGAAGGTATTTTTCCAGCGGCATTGTCCTGCGTGGCTCTAGGGCTTCAGTCCAGATAAAAGGAGACATGAATGTTACTGCTGAGAGATCTGTAAATTCAGGGGAGTCATGGGTAGCTATCCCTGATTGGAGTTCAGCAGTAGTCACTGAGGGGGCATTCACTATCACAGGTGGAGTTTGTGGGGACATGGTTCGTATTGTATCAGATAATAAACCAATCAAAGCATGGGTTCGTCAATAATAGATCTAGGAGCAGGAGGAATTTTCCTTTATGATAAGCCAGCTGATTCAGGGGGAGGGGATGCCTACTCACGTTCATTTTGCATTCAATATGTTGCAGAGCAAAATGAACCTGCTGTAGTGATTGGAGGGAATGTGGAAATGTTTGCTAAGGTGATGGATTATATTGACCGATACAATAAGCCATTTGAGTGCAAGATTTCAGACGGGAGTTATTTTTCATACCTCAATGATCTTGATTACACTAAGCGCGCAGATGGGTCTGAGTCTAATCTAACCGACTCAGAGTATTTCCAAGGGGCCGTGCTGCCTAATTTCAATATTGGGTATACATTTAATGCCGATACTAATGTTAAAAGCGTATGGATCAATATTGACGATGAATGCCCTGAGGGATTTCATCGCTTTATAAAAGGCAAAATCAAAGGATTTGCAAGATATAATTCTAATACGTCAGGATCTGGAGCGTCTCTTAGGCTGATTGTAACCTCTGGAGACACTCCTCCCAATGGAAAGAGTCTTCAAGTTTATACAGATGCACATGACAGGACTAATGCTAATTTGCAAGAGTTGACATATTGGGAGTATACGTGTTTGGTTTGGTTGGCTGTAGCCAAGCTTGGAACTAGGAATATACAATCCGTATACGAGGGCCTTCAATCAGGCGCAACATACGGCAAAGTTCCTAATGGATTGACAGACGTCATACCAGGGGCACATGGGCAAGTTACAACTCAAGTAAATAATGTAACCAGCAAGCCATATAAAATGTGGCACTTAGAGAATCCGCTACATGGTGATGCCTGGATAGAACTAGCAGGGGGCATAACTAAACTAGAAGAGCCCTATAGGTATCTATACGTAACAAGAGACTCCGATACTGCAAATGATAGATCTGGGGTGATAGTGCCTAATAATGTATCTAACTTTGAGTGTAAGGTTGAGGTCTTGAGAGGGCAAAGTGATGGGTATTGTTTAGATTGCCTAGACTATTGGACGGTAGCTATTAAAAAGGGAGGCAGCTCAACAACTGGTCTATGTGATAGTCAATATGGCATCAACACCCAAGGGGCTAATCTCATTCCTCTTGCTGGTGGGGCTTCGAACTATGGTGCGTTTTGTGGGCTCTTTTGCTTGGCCCTGTCCTATAGTTCTTCGGCTGGGAATTCCGCCTTAAGGGGGCGCGCTGCAATGAAAATATGAAAATATGAAAAATGAAGGCATGTAACTCATTCCTCTTGCTGGTGGGAATTCGAACAATGGTGCGAATTGTGGGCTCTTTTGCTTGAACCTGAACAATAGTTCTTCGAATGGGAATTCCAACTTAAGGGGGCGCGAAGCTAATTTAAACATTAAGAGTTACAGTCTTGGCCAAAGGTTGCCAAAACAAAAGCGGGCTATAGCCCTGAGTAGGTCGACGGTCTCCGTGCGTAAATCCGAAAAGCAATTATGCTCAATTAGCAGTATATTAATTAGTAACAAAATATCATGCCACGACGACTTGGGCTCTTACGCAAAAAATATTGCACATTAGAAATGTTATTATTGATTAGTGAACAAATGCATCAAGATTCATCCAAATGGAGTTCATGCTTAAGAGCCCAATGGGAGGAATTCGACAGAGATTATTACAATAATATCTATGGGTTGTATTTGGAGCTAAGAAGCCAAGCGTATAGGCATGGAGAATATTACGTATTTGAAAAGAAAGAGAGGGGGAAAGTTAGAAAGATATACGCATCAAGCCCTAAGGATAGAATAGTAGACAAGTTGCTCTCAATGATTTTAGAGGATACATTTACGCCACTGCTTGAAAGAAATGTTTATGGGTCAATTAAAGGCAGGGGGCAGCATGAGTGCAGAGATAGAGTCAAAAGAGCAGTAAGGTCAAGTGACTATCCTTATGCAGCTTCAAGCGATATTGCTAAATATTATCCAACCTGTGATCCAACCAGGATTCTAGCCATCATCAAAACTAAAATTAAGTACAAATGGGCTATTTGGCTAGCTACTGAGTTCCTTAGCGTTGGTGAGATAGTCCTAGGAAATACATCATCTAATATAATGGGGCATATCAATATGTTCGAGATTGATCGGATTATGGTCCGCGCCTATAAACTTAAGCATTACTATCGGTATTGTGATGATGTAATAATAATATCTGAAGACAAATCTTATCTGCATACTGTCATTCGCGAATACATCAATCTAGTTTCATCCAACAAGCAGAAGGTTAAGCCTAATTGGGCCATTTACCCAGTACGCAAAAGGCGTGCTGACTTTCTTGGTGCGATGATTAGCGAATCAAACGCAAAATTAAGAAAGAAGAGCAGGGTTAAGATTGAATCAGAGCTTCGCCATTACTGCAACAAAGGGATAGCACCAGATAGGGCCGTTAGGTATTGGGGTGGTGTTTCAGGGTCTTTTAAGGGAATAGAAATGTCTAACTTACTAAAACATTGGAATAATGAGTATTCTGAATTTTTCGATAGATTACGCGAACGAAGAGAAGCCTCTGTTGCTTCTAATGAGCGTAAAAGGAAACGTGCGAAAGTGGAGGCTCAACTTTCGACAGCAAGAGATTGTAGATCCAATCGCATTAGAGCCGAATATCCAATTAGATGATAATAGTCCGCTTTGGGAAATCCGCTATATTCCAGATATTAGTGGGGTTGATAGCATTAGTGGGGTTGCCCCAGATTGGCGACTATTTAAAGGGGAATTATTGGCTCGAGGACTTACAGTGCAAGAAGTAGAGGCCATAAAGGAGGAATATGATGAATTTATCAACGCCAACAAGGCAGCGTTTATTTAGTCGGCATTTCATTGGGCCGAAGGTGTATGTTGCACAAGTCCTAAATGTGCCAATAATAATAACGGATTATGAGGTAGTAAACTCAAGACAAAATTTAGGACGGAAGCTGCTAGCAATGCAAGTTATCCTTAATAGTAACCCAATTCTTGTAATGACGGAGAGTTATACCTTAATAGAAACTATCTCCAAAGCAGATAGAAGTAATCTGCCGTATTATACAAAAATTACACATAAGAAAGATCGCTATTATTATTTTGTCAAGTTGAATGAAATAGAGAAGTCTAAAATACAGAACACAATTAAGCCAAATGAGTAGATTAAACAAGTATCAACCAAGGCATAGCCGCGCATTAGATACAAGGCTCCTTATTGTAGGGGTTTTGAGCCTTGTTATCGTTTCAATATTAGCACTAGAAGGGTGCGTTACTATAAACAAGTATAGTAATTCAACAGTAATAACACAGCCAAAGGGGATGGAGATGAAAACAGATTCAACAATGATAAAGCTTAAATAACATGGAAGCGATTATAGCAGGAATAGTGTCATCGATAGCAGGAGGTGCTGTGGTTACCTTCGCCACATTGGGGGCAAAGAAAAGGGAGGCTAACTTGAATAATGACGTAAAGGCCTCTGGGCAATGGAAAGAGCTGTATGAAAGGAGTGAGCAGGATAGCTCTCGCAAATCTGAGGTCATAGAGAGGCTGTATAAAGAGAGGGTAGAGCTTCTTGAGAAGAATGGGCTACTATCTAATGAACTTTCCATATTGACACTAAAGAGGTGCGATGTTAGAGGGTGCGATGCAAGGGTGCCACAAAGTCATTATTAAAAAATAATAGCATGATGATAAAGTGCAGTAATCAAGGTGTAGCATTAATAAAAAGATTTGAGGGTAAATCGAATAATGCCTACTTATGCCCAGCGGGTAAATGGACGATTGGCTATGGTCGCATTAAGGGAGTTAGCGAGGGTATGGCATGGTCAGATCAGCAGTGCGAGGATAATTTAATTAGTGATTTGAGAGAGTTTGAATTAGGTGTTACTAGAGTTGTAAGTGCCACTCTTAATCAAGCTCAGTTTGATTCACTAGTTAGCTTTGCCTTTAACTTAGGAATAGGAGCGTTAAAAGGTTCAACATTGCTACGTAAGGTTAATTCAGATCCAAATGATCCAACAATTAGGCACGAATTCAATAAGTGGGTTAATTGCAATGGGAAGCCTCTATCTGGGCTAATTAGGCGTAGAGCAGCTGAGGCTGATTTATACTTTAGTAGATGAGGTGGAGTATACTCTTTGTAGTAGTGCTTATGTGCTCATGCAGGGCTCCACGTACTGTGTACCTTACAGAACATACTCAGGAGACAGTTTCTATGATTAACGTAGACACTGTCTTGTTGATGCCTATAGAGGATGAGGTGAAGAGTTCAGAGGTTTCATTGCAGGACACCACTACTCTTTCTACTAGATATGCTACATCTGTGGCGTATGTGTCAAATGGCAAAATTGTTCATACTATAGCCAACACTATAGACACTCTGGCAATGAACGTATCCTACCAATACCCGATGGTTGAAAAGGTAACTTATAAACCGTATCCCGTTGAGGTGAAGGAGACTATTTACAAGACCCCTAAATGGTGCTATTGGCTCTTATTAGTGCTCTTATTAGTGCTCTTAAATTACAAAAGGAGGCGCTAAGGCCTCCTTTTGTTAAAAATATCTCTTTGTGAAATCAGAAATCTTTAATGCAGCATTCTCGGCTCGGCGTTGCTTGCAGTTTCTATTCCTTTGCATTTCTATGTGAATATCCTTGTGGCACGCTCTGCAAACTGACATAAGATTGCTATAATCGTAAGCTAGTGCCTCCATATGCGACATATTACGCCCACTTTCTATAGGCTTAATGTGGTGGACCTCCTGCGCTGGTGTAGTTATACCTTTTATTTCGCACTCTTCACAAACAGGGTTGTCTTTAATTTTCCTCGATCGCAATCGTCGCCACTCTGTTGATTGTATTAGCTTTATGTATCCAGCGTTTTCGCTCATCTATTTTTCTTTTTGTTAGGTTGATATAAGCCTCAATAAATGAGTCCGCGTCATCTTGGCTCTCAAATACCTTTTCACGTGAATATACATTCAAAATGCACCGATTAAGAAGATCCTCTGCTGTATATCCTCTGTCGTCTGCCACATCTCCAATTTTAGCCATTTTTTTAGCCATTCTTAAATACCGTCTACGACACCAGTCGTCCACAAAATGCCTATTTTCTTCTGATACCTTAATTGGCCTTGCTATGTCATTAGTAAGGTAGGACTCGTTTATAACCTTTTGCTTTTTTAGTTTAAACATACTCTAGCGTATTGGGCAATTTCCTACGAGGTCTTATATACTCTATCTCTTCATGATCTCTCAAAGAAGCGAACATGTCGTCAATCTCGTCATCAATTGTAGGTTCTGCGCACTCTTCTACGTCTGTGCGAGATATAAAAACACCCATTACCACTTGGATTACCTCATAGGTGCTTTTAAAACTGTAGACCTCTTTAATTCGGTCCAATTTTTCAAGCTGCTCCGCACTCAGCTTAGTCGATACTTTAATTAGTTGCTTAGCCATACTCAGTATTGTTATTCTGCAAGGTACTAACAATATATATTAAATATAACCAAAAGGGTACTTAAAATTAGGGAGAAAGGAATAAAATATAAACACATCTCTATATGGGAATACTTACAAGCATAAAAAAAGATGAGCACACAACTCGTTTTATCAGAAATATAACGAAACAGCTTAAAGACAAGGAGCTTTATGATGAAAGCCTAGACATAGCAATATATCTTACAGCGGTGCAATTGAGTATTGTGATTAAGATTTCTGGGGAGATATTTAAGGAAGGCTCTCAGCCTGCTTTAATTGAACACAGGTCACGAGAGGGGAATGTAAACCTTAAACGCAATCCAATATTTGAAGAATTAAACAAAGCCAGCGACCAAGCAAGAAAGCTACTTAGGGAATTAGGGCTCACACTAGATAGTGCCGTTAATGGAACAGGCGATGATCCCGTTGATGATCTAGTGGATAGAGTGGAGGGTGTATGAGTGAAAAAATACAATTGTCAATCGCCCTCAGGGGGTATCCCTTAACATCTCCTCATCTATTGGTGGATGATAGGCTATTGCAATATGTGAAGGAGGTGATCAATAATGAGTCAACACATAACTATTACGAACAGTTAGCTGTCAAGCGCTTTTTAGATTTTCTGTATAGAAAGGATCTGCAATTTAGGCCTAGAGATGTAAAGCGTTTTATAGTATTCTATGAGAGTCTTAGATTCGAGGGAAAGAGAGGGCCTACTAGATACAAGCTTACGCCAGTGCAAGTGTTTCAGTTTACTAATATCTTTGGCTTTTATAACAAAGACACAGGCTATAGGCTATGTAGAGAAGCCCTGCTATTCGTGCCTAGGAAATTTAGCAAAACAACCTCAGTTGCATCAATCGCACTCTTCGACGTTCTTTTTGGAGATACGAATGCCCAGGCGTATGTGGCTGCTAATTCCTACGATCAGGCAGATATCTGCTTTACGGCGATAAAAAACATAGTCAAGTCACTAGATACCAGAGGTCGTAATTTTAAGACCAATAGGGAGAGAATATTTAATTTAAGACCAGGCAGAACATCATTTGTTCGATGCTTGGCAAAGTCTCCAGATAAACTAGACGGGCTTAATGCATCGTGTGTTATTGTAGATGAGTATGCACAGGCCGACAATGCAAATCTAAAGAATGTGTTGACTTCATCAATGGGAGCTAGAGACAACCCGTTGACTATAGTAATTACTACGGCTTCATCGAAGATGGATACCCCATTCATTAAGATGCTGGATGCGTATAAGGGCGTGCTAAAAGGTGCCGTTGAGAATGATTCAATCTTTGCTCATATCTTCGAGCCAGATAAAGAGGATGAGTACAGCTCTCCTAATACATGGTACAAAGTTCAGCCTCACTTAGGCGTTACAGTTAATGAGGAATTCTATAAAACTGAATGGAGAAAGGCCATGATGAGTCAGGAGGATATGGTAGAGTTCAAATGTAAATTGCTTAATGTGTTTGCTCGTCCATCAGAAGAGTGGCTGCCATCTCAAGCTATACAGAATATAACAAGGAGTGTAGACTTGTCTCGTATGAGAAAAGGCCTGTCCTGCATGGTTGCGATAGATCTTTCAATACGCGATGATATGTCTGCTGTGTGCTATACAGTTTATGATGATGTCAAGAGGATTTTTTATGCTAAAATTGATTACTATTTACCAGAAGGAGTCTTAGCGAATCATCCTAATGCGCCATACTATAGAGAGCTTTACGAAAAGGGGCACTTAAAGATAATTCCAGGGGAGATTATTGATTCGCAGGTGATCATTAATGACATGCTTCAAGTAGCCAAATATGTCAATATACTACAGATTGGGTACGACCCGTACAAATCGCTTGATATGATAAATAGCATAAATGCCATTGGAGGAGCTGAAACAGTCCCAGTCAAACAAACATACGGGGCGTTCACCTCATCTGTAGAAATGTTGGAGCAGTCCATATTTCAAGAAAAGCTTGTTATTGACTCAAATCCATTAAATCAGTATTGCTTTAACAATGCAGTAATAGATGAGGATAAGCTTGAGAATAGAAAGCCAATCAAGAAAAGCAAGAACAAGAAAATTGACGGAGTAATAGCATTGCTAATGACGATAGGCTTGTTCGCTAATTACAAAAGGTAACACAAATTGAAATGGATATTTTTAAATTCCTCAGAAAAAGCAATCAACAACCAGAGCAAAGAAGCTCTCCTTCAAGCGCACCTCAGGAACCTTCAAGCGCACCAGGATCTTTACGTACATTTAGGGAAGTAAATGACTTGTCAACGGTAGAGGTTACGGGCGTGTATGATTCACAGAAAATAGCTGCGGCATATCGCTGTCTAGAAATACTATCAGGAACTGTGGCCTCTATGCCTTTGAGGCTATATCGCCGCAATAGTAATGGGGTCTTTGTAATCGACACGGAGTCATCTTTGTCTCAGGTGCTAGAATACAACGATCAAGGACGAATGAGCGGGTATGAGCTATCCCTTAACGCTGTAGTGAATATGTGCAATACAGGCAACGCCTACATTATGCCTTTTAGAAAAAGAGGAGAAGTAGACAGGCTTGTGCTCTTGTCTCCTACATCTGTAAATTACGATACTTATACAGATACCTACTTAGTAAGTGACACTATCAATAGAATCTTTGGGAGATTCGAGGCGTGGGAGATTATACACATTCGAAATAAAAGCGTTGATGGAGGATATCGAGGCCTCTCGACAATACAATTTGCAGCACGAGCCCTAGGCATTGCCCAAGCAGCAGATATGGAAACGCTCCGAAATCTAACAGAGTCTACGGCAAGGGGCTTTGTGACAGGAGGGAGTAATACAACAGGCTTTGGTGCTCTTCAAGAGGCGCAGCTAAAAAGTGTAGGGGACAAGATAACAAGCGAGCTAGAATCTGGCAAGAGGGTTATATCGCTCCCAGAGGGGACAGACTTTAAGCAGATGTCAATATCCCCGAAGGATTTAGAGTTAATAAGCTCTCGCGAGCTGTCTGTGTATGACGTTTGTCGATTTTACGGAGTGCACCCAGACATGGCTTTTGTCACCAATGGCGGGAACTATAAGGCCAGTGAAATAGCACAGGCAAACTTCTTAACTCAGACACTGAAGCCTATACTAAGGAAATTTGAAGCAGCGTTTAATAAGACCCTATTGCTCGCAAGTCAAAGGAATAGATATAGGATAAGATTTGATATTACGGATCTTATGAGCGCTGATCCTGAAAGCATGGCCAAATATTACACTTCGCTATATCAGATAGGAGCTCTAAGTACAAATGAGATTAGGGCCAAAGTTAATTTAGATAAGATAGACGGAGGTGATGAGCATTTTGTGTCAACAAACCTTCAGCCAATAAAAGAACCAAAAGTAAAAGGAGGCATCAATGAATAAAGTAAATACGCCAGAGAGAGAAGTTAGGAGCACCCAAGAGGCCGTGACACTCAAAGATGAAAGAATAATTGAAGGGTATGCAATTGTTTTTGGCCAAGAGAGTAGGGTAATAGTGGATTGGTACAAAGATATCGCATTCGTTGAGGTTATTGATCGTGCTGCGATCACTCAAGAGCTACTTGATACGTCTGATGTAAAAGCATTAGTAAACCATAACACAAACCAAATGGTTGCTAGGCGAAGGAATGGCGAAGGAACGTTGGAGCTAGAGTTAGATTCGTATGGTCTTAAGTATAGATTTACAGCACCAAATACAACTCATGGGAATGATCTGTTAGAGATGGTGAAGAGAGGGGATCTATTTGGATCATCATTTGCGTTCAGTGCAGATGAAACTAAGGATGAGTGGGACTACTCCCAGGATATAGCAAAGAGGAAAATAGGGCTAATCACAAGGCTGTACGACGTAAGCCCTGTTGCAGATCCAGCATATCTATCCACTTCTGTATCTGCTAGAGCTACAGAGGGGTACCAAAACAAAGTAGACAAGGAAAATAAAGGCAGCGGCTGGGCTATAAAGCTCAGAAGAAGACGAAGTTTATAACTAAATAATAGTAGAAATGAACAAACAACAAATCATTGCTCAACAGAGTGGGATTATTGAAAGACGTGAGGCTCTTCTAGCATTAGCGGAATCTGAAAACAGAGATTTGAACCAAGCAGAACAGTCAGAGTATAGAAAGCTTGATAGGCAGCTAGATAAGCTGGACCACCAATTAAGACTTATCGCAATGCCAGATGAGGTGAGAGCGTCAAGAAGGATGATGGATGTAATCGCTGAGGCTGTTAGAGATATTGCCAATGGCAAAAGCATGGACAAGTACGGCGACCTTGTCAAAGGCGAGGGCACAGTTGCTTATAGATCTGGGGCGTCTGATTCGCTTGTGGCTTCTATGAACGTAGGCTCTATAACTCCTGATATGACGATTGAGTTCGTGGAGCCACTTCAAAGTAGATTATTGATAAATAAGCTCGGTTGCAAAATCATCTCAGGAGTTATCGGGAAGGCTAAGTATCCAACTGTTAACAATGTAACTTGCTACGTTGAGGGAGAGAATACGAAGCTCAAGGATCAGGTGTTGAAATTTGACGGAAAAGATGCCTCTCCAAAAAGGGTTGGTCTTAATATCCCATTCTCTAATAGAGCAGTTAGGAATGCAACATTAGACCTATTGAGCTATGCGCGTAAGGTTGAGGTGCAAGCTGCTGCGCAATTGCTTAACAAGTGGATGTTCTCAACCACCACTATTGAAGGATGCTCTGCTGGGCCATTTGTTGGACCATTCGCTGAGGCTACGGAGAAGGAGAAGGGAGCGCTTACATTTGAGGACATTGTGAGTCTTGAGACTACCATAGAGGCAAAGGATGTTGTCATTGATGAGACAGCAGCATACGTAGTACACCCAACTATCTATGGGTCCCTCAAAACTACCAAGCTAGATGAAGGGTCTGGTAAGTTCTTGATTGAAGGAGGGATGATGAATGGCTACCCTGTTCTTAGATCAAGCCATGTAAGTGATAAGGTGATTGGATTTGGTGTATTTAGCAATGTTAATGTTCTCCAATATGGCGATGTTGATGTTACAGTTGACCAATTGACGCGCAAAAATGAGAATATTACCCAGGTGATGTTCCAGACGGATTATGATATTGTAACTGTGCGCCAGGAAGCGTTTGCGTGCATTAAGATTGCATAATTTAGGTAGTAGTTAGTTTAGGTTTGTAAAGGGGGCGGGGTTTGTGCCTCGCTCTCTTTTTTAATAAATGCAACTCAATGAAAACAATCACCCTCGAAGAGCTACGTGCTCAGGTCAATGTAGACTATGATGATGATGATGATTACCTCTCGGCCCTGATAGATGTAGCAGAGGAGGCTGTAGAGTCACATATCAATCGCCCACTTGAAGAGCTATTAGTGGAAGGCAAATACCCCGCACGCATCAAACACGCAGTTAAGCTCCTCTGTGCTAATCTTAACCAAAATAGAGAATCTATAGCATATTCTTCACCTCATCAAGTCCCATATACCTATGAGTATCTTCTTCAGCCATTCAAAAAATACGGGGTATGAGGGCGGGACTGCTAAATGAGTGGGTTGTTTTTCAGCGCCCAGAAGAACAACAAGATCAATATGGGGCAATAAGCCATTGCTGGATAGATCATCTTAGGACAAAAGCCCAAGTAAAGTCTGTAAAGACTAGTAGCTTGATTGATTCTAATGAAGTTGGATATCCATCCTCCATTGAGTTTATCATAAGATATAAGCATAATATAGGCGAAAGGATGAGGATTGTATATCAAGGACAGTACTATAGGGTTATATCGGTTCTAAAGGATCGAAAAACTCAGGCTACAACTATCCAAGCAGCACAAGTGTATGAGTAAGATTATACAAATTCCAGAAGACGAGATCCTTAAAATGTTTTCCAATCTTGAGGGCAAAGAGGTTAAGAACGTGATGAGAAGCGCTGTAAGAAGGGGGGCGGGGATCCTTATTAGAGAAGCTAGGAAAAATTTTAAGTCTTCCGTAGAGAGCAACAACCACGAGATAGACAAGGCGCTCAAGGTTAAAGTGAGTAGATTTAAAGCGGAAGCGGAAGTTAAATTTGCCCCTTCTATGAAGAAGACAAGTAAAGAGTATGTGCTAAGAATTCTGGAGGTTGGAAATTATAAGAACCCTAGGATAGCTAAACGATATGGCAAGCAACCGTTTAAAAATCCAAAGTCTAAAACACCTGGATTTAGAGGAGATCTCAAGCCAATGTTATTTTTTGATAAGGCAGTCAACTCTACTGAGCCAACAATCAATCAAAAGATGGAAGAGATGGTAATGAAGGGGATAGAGAAACAATTTAACAAAAAGATAAATGGGAAATAATGGGCTGCAGCTAGGGGCTCGCATCTTTGAGGCTTTAAGAGGCGTCGAGGGGCTAAGTAGGGCTTATGCAATTACTGCAATGGGCGAGTTGACATTGCCTTACGCTGTATATAGAAAGGTCAATCACGCCCCTTTATACTCAAAATCTGGAAACATTGGAGGGATAGTTACTTATGAAGTCGATGTGGTTGACAAGACCTATCCTCTAGTGCTGGATGTAGCTTGTCGAGTGAATGGAAACATGCTAGGCAGGCTCAAAGGCTCAAAGGAGTACTTTAATGATGATGACACTTATGGAATTACGCTAACTTATGAATTAAACTATAACGAATAAAACTATGGTAATTAATGGTTCAGATTTAATGGTCTTTCTAAAAGAAGGATCGGCATACAAGTCTATTGCGCATTCTACTACATGTGCAGTGACCCTAAACAATAGCCTTTTGCAGGTGTCTTCTAAAGATACAGGAGATTGGGAGGATTTCCTAAGTGGCAAGAAGGGATATACGGTAACATTTGATGCCATATACACCCAAGAGAGCTACGACGAGTTGATGGCGCAGGCAATAGCAGGCGCTAGGCTTCCTTTCTGCTTTAGCCCTAAAACGCTTAGCGACATGGTGGAAGGGTCATGGGCTCCATCTACTACAGAGGGATGGAAGGGCACTATTATGATAACCTCAGTAGGTGCTACTGCTAGTGATGGCGAAGTGGCTACATTCTCTGTTAGTGCTAACGGGGCGGGTAAATTGGAACGAGTTAAGGCCGCATATGCCGCTGCTTCTGGAGATGGCGAAGTGGCCACATCCTCTGAGAGTGCTAACGGGGAGGATCAATTGGAACAAGTTGGGGTTGAATAATATGAAAATACTAAAGATAAGCCTAGATAAAAAGGAGTTTAAACTTAAGTTATCTTTTAGGGCATTAATGGAATTTGAGAGGTTTACAGGTAAGTCGGCCAATAAAATGGGCGATGGAGTTACGGACTTGCTTAAAATGCTATATTGTAGCCTTAAAGTGAATAACAAAGATAGCTTCAATTATAAATTCGACGAGTTTGTTGACCTTATTGATGACAGCCCGCATATAGTTGAACAGTTTAGCACATTTGTCGAGGAGGAAGCAAAGGAGGAAGCAAAGGAGGGAAAGTAGAGAAGGGGAGTACGAGTGATATCTCTATTAAAGAGATCTATGGTTACGTAGTTGTTGTAGCAGGTATCTCCCCAGAGTACTTTCTAGATCATATGGAGATGTTTGAGTTAGAATCTGTATTTATTGGGATAGAACTCAAGGAGCGATCCTCATGGGAGCAAGCAAGAGCCATAGCATACACAACAGCCCAATCTCAATCTGCCAAGAGGCTTAAGCCAGATGATATAATGAAGTTTAGATGGGATAACTCAACCGCAATTTCGTCCGATAAAAGTGTTACAATTAAAGATAAAGAGCGGCTAGCCCGCAAGGCTGAGTCTATGATCGCTATTCTTAATGGCGAAAAGTAAGGCTCAGCCCACTTTATATAAATAAACAAGCATGGCAAATTTTATAGCTAAGCTAGCACTTGATGCTAGTGGATACAATAGAGAGATTGACGCGGCATCAAATAAGACGCGTCAATTTGGCAAGGGCACAGAGTCTATCAATAAAGGTATTGCTGGTAGCCTTGCAAATGTCCAGAAGGCTGTCGCAAGTATGTCTAGCAGCCTGTCTAGTGCTATTCCTGAGTTAGGAGGGCTAACATCTGGGCTTTCCTCTCTAGGGGGGGCGCTAGGCGGCGCATCTATTGGATTTGCAGGTGTGGCAGCAAGTGCGGCTGCTTTGGTAGCAGTGCCAATGGGCCTGTTCTTTACTCGTACGGCAGAAGGGGCAAATGCGCTAGCTAATACTAAGGCTAAGTTGACAGGTATGCTAGAAGGGGTAAAGGATAAGATGAGTGCCTTTGGAGGTAATTTGTCAAAAATATTTGAGCCAGCTATCAAAGATGGAGGGGTATTCGTGAATCTTCTACTTAGAACTCTAAGCCCAGCTATTAAAGGGGTAGGAATGATAGTTGCAGTATTGGCTGGAACCATAGCTCAAACAGTCAATGGGGTAAAGACATTAGGGTCCGCTATTGCTTTGGTCATAAGGGGTAAGTTTTCAGAGGCAGGCGATGTCATTGTTTCTGGAGTTAAGGATGCGGCCAATATCGTTAGCAATACAATAGATGAAATAAAGAACCAGTTCGAGTCTGAGAATTGGATGAATAGTATCAATAAGTCTAGCCATGAGCATCTGAGAATACAAGGCATGATACAAGGGCTAAGAGAAAAGCAGGTAAGAGAGATGGATGCTCTTATCGCCAAAGAAGAGGAGCTTAAAGACATAGAGCTAGCTATTGCAGATGCAACCGATGATCAAGAAAAGCTAAGACTACTAGAGCGCAAGCTGGCTCTTCAGAAGTCAATCAATGGCATGTATAATGAGTACGCTAGAGCTCAGCAAGCTATTAACATAGCCCAGGATGCGGCAAATGATAGCACCGAAGCTCAAACGTTTGAGATGAAGAAGCAAAATCATGAGCTTCAGAAATCAATCAATGATAGAGAGAGGTCTACTAAGGCGACTCTAAAAGCAATGTCATCAATCAATCGAAAGATGAAGGAGAATATTACAGTTGCTCAGGAGGAGGTTGCTATTGAGGAGCAAAAGCTAGGACTGTACTCGCAAATGAAGAAAGAATTGCAGGATGCTCAAGACTTGAAGTTCACGGCCATGGAGGCAGGCGATCTACTAATGGTAAAAGAGATGAATCTTCTTATTGAGAGTCTATCTAACAAACTCAAGGAGCTAGAGGCTGGTGGAGCAATTACAGCTGTTGGAGGCGTAACTGATGCGCTAGAAGATATGGATGCAATGACTAATACAGTCAATGACAATATCAACTCTCTTATTCAAGGGGGCATAGCATCATTTGCCCAAGCTATTGGCGAAGCCTTCGTCTCTGGCGGTGAGAATGGGCTAAAAAAGTGGCTAATTGGAATTATGGGTATGCTGCAACAGTTTGGAGCGGCGCTAATCGCGGCAGGTCTAGCCTCTATAGCTTTTAAAAAGGTGGCTTTGTCTGGAATTGGAGCTGTGATAGCAGGGGGCGCGCTTATTGTTGCCACTACGGCTGCTTCTGCTGCCATAAACAAGGCTACAGCTTTCGCAGATGGAGGTATTGTGTATGGTGAAACATTGGGCCTTGTTGGCGAATACCCAACTGCACATAGGGACCCTGAAGTTATTGCCCCTTTGTCTAAGTTGTCTAAGCTACTTGGAGATTCGGGAGGGAAAAAGTTAGATATAGACCTGAAGCTAAGGGGTGCTGATCTATATGGGTCTATTAGTAATTATGCAGCTAAGCGTTCAAAATATTAAACTATGTTCAACTTACAGTTTAGAGATTATGCCAATAGGTTGTGGGCCGTTGATGTAATAGGAGATGACATCCCTGATGCCATTCTACAAGGATCGGAAGAGCCGTTACAGATAAACTATAAGAGTGACGACACCTATAGCCCTATAATGGGATCAGCAGCTACCCTGTCTATTATAGGGCAGGATTACCTTCAAGCGCTATTCACCTCATCTCCTACTGCAAATTATGTGAGTATAAAGCGTGATGGTATAACACAATGGGAGGGATATGTTACGCCCAATGTGTATGCGCAGGATTTTAGCAACACATGGTTTGAATTGGAGGTCGAGTGTGTTGATCCTCTTTCGGTGCTCGATCTTATTCCGTATGGAAACAATATACCGAAAACATTCAAAGATATTATAGTTGAGGCGTTCACTCATCTTCCTCAGTGCGAGTTAAATAATATATGTGTTCAAAAGGGGATTCAGATGAATAACGCAGAGCCTTTAGCCCAACTTAGTGTAGCTAATTCTAACTGGTACGACGAGGAGGGAAATCCAGCTTCATATAAAGAGGTATTAGAGGAAATAGCTAGGTACCTTAACATGACGTTTATTTACAACAAGGGAAGCTTATATCTAATAGACAAGACTAGTCTAACAGAAGGGTTCTGGAGTTATAGCAAAGGTGATGGATATGTAGCTGCCAGAGATTACTATGAGGCAATACTTCATGGAGTGGTAAAGGATAACTATAGAGGTGCTAATCACACTATGGGGTTTTCTGAGGCTAAAAATAAAATATCAGTAGTAAACTCTCTCTACGAGATAAAAAGCATATTTCCTGATATTCAAGAAGGGGACTTCATTAGAGAATACGAGTATACAAAGGGAAACAATGTAAGAAGAAAGCGATATTATAAGTTTGGAGATAAATTTAAGTCGGCCAAGTACTCAGCAGCACCTGCATCTGAATGGGGAGTTCATTATGCCAAATATATAGAGTTCGACTGGGCTAATAGGCCATCTTCTTTAAATTGGGATGAGGTGATAAATATACAATTTCCCTCGGCTGTCTCTGACACTCTATGCCTTTTGGAGAACGTGATAACTCAACCATCTGAGGCTTATTGGTCCAATCTGTACATTTCACTTTCAGGGGAAGTTAGGCTTAATACTTCTCTGGATGGGTTTGACGACAAGGTGACTCGGCCACAAGGAGCATTTAACCCTGCAAGGATCCCTGTTGAGGTGAAAATAGGAGACTATTATTGGACTGGCAAGAATGGAGCGCTAGATGAGAAATGGAGTAAGACAAGGACAAAGGTTCTTGTCTCATTTCAATCAGATAATAGCAGCGGCGAGAATATAGTCAACAAATGGATGCCAATTGTAGAGGAGAATGATTTTGTCAATAGTGTACCAGATCTTTCTGGTAAGCTTATATATATCCCACTAAACAGCTCTCTTAGCGGAGATCTTATTATCCGGTTTTTTAGACCATTTGTTTCTGATAAGCCTTGGGATGGAACAGATCCGTGGAGCAAATGGAGCAGAGATAGCGAAATTAAATCGTGGATGCTAAAAGATTTCAACGTAAAGTTTCAGCGCCCAGACTCAAACTCATATGCACAAGATGAAATCAAGGGGGAAAGGGATAGGCTATATGAAACAGTAATAGAAGCTAGCTACAAGAGTAAAGATGTAGAGATCAAGCTTGCCTTATCTACAGAGCAGAATGAAGACCTTGCTAAGTCGATAGTTATGCAGAGTGTTGATGGAGGCAGGCAGTATCTTGGAGAGTTTGAGAAAAAGGGAATTACTCAAATAGCCGAAAAGCATATCCTTTCGGATTACGTTACACAATTAGAATCCCCAAGAGCTGAGCTGGCGTTAATATTAGAGGACATTGGCTTAATAAAGGTTGTTAAAGAGCCCTACACCGCTAAAAACTACTGCGTATTAGAGTACGCCAAAGAGGCTGCATCTGGAGTAGTGAAGTATAAACTAAAGGAAATCTTATGAAGATTGAGCAGAAGTATATTCCAAGAGAAAGCAGGAGCGCAAGACTAAGAAGTCGAGGATCTATGACTAGAGGGTCTGAGGATCAGTCTAGCAATGAAAGTAGCGGCCCAAGAGGCATGCCCTACTCAGTAACAGAGTCTGGACACTTCTTAGTTGATAATACATTGATGGTGAAGGGCGATGTTGTGGCATTCGCGACTGAAGGAGAGCAAGAAGAAGAAGGAGCTCTCGGTGTATTGAATGATCTTGCTGACGTTGACACGACTGGCAGAAAGCATCTGGATGTTCTGCAATTTGATGAGCCTTCAGGAAAATATAAATCAAAGGCTATATCCTTTGATGGAGGGAATGTTACAGACAGCCGAATAGTAATACCAGGCCTTAGAGTTCACCCTATACAAGCTGTTGAAGATAGACAGTTTAGTAATCTATCCGTGGATTATGACTACTCCCTATATGCTGCTATAGCTGATCTTGATCCTCGTATTGTAATTATGCGCAAGAGGCGCATAAAACAAGGCAGTAGGATGAATTATGTCGGAGCATATAGGAAGGGGCGTAGCCGTATGTGGGTCTCACTAGGGCAATATCAAGACAATAAAGATAATAACTCAGATAAGTTTGTTCCTCTGGCAACAATTGTCACAAATTGCCAATTGCAACCAACGCCATCATGGCAATACGTTATGAATGGATCTTCGGCGCTAAGCTCAAAGGAGTTTGCTCTGTCGAGAATCATTCACAATGTAACCAAAGGTACACTATCGTTCTCGAGGGCAAAGGGTAATAAGATGGAGATGCATGCTGGAGAGTTTTACTTTGACAATAAGGATTTTGGAATTTGCGTTCGTGTAAACAACCCATCCTTTGAAATTGCTAACCCAGACTCATATAGAGAATCTGGGATACCTAGGTATCTGTATGGGGACATCACTCCATTCAGTATAGTTATTGAGTACAATAACAGGGCTGGCGATTTGATAGCTAATCTAAGAATGGCTAGATTTAAATTATAAACACATTAATAAGATCTCCTAGATAACATGGAGTGCTTTTGCGTAACCCTAGCCTACATGGGTCTCGCTTAAATGGTCCTAGCCTACATGGACCAACGTGTAAAATAAACTAATATGGCAAGAATTCCAGAAACTAACATATCTCGTAATGCCGTTAGGGCTATATTGCAGACAACCCAAAGGAATTTGTATAATTTGTGTCGTAGTCCCAATATTAACATCCTAGCAAAATATTCTCCCCTGGTAGCGGGTGGTAGCAGATTCATTTACAACACTTCTTCGTCACCAGTTGCAACACTGTTGTATGAGTCATTCGTATATGAGCGGTCTTATCCTGAAGATAGTCGATTGTCGTACTTTGCCAACTATGATTCGGCTCAAATAAGCCCTGTATCATTAATGTGGCCCGAGAAGCTGCTGAAGGCTAATAATAATGGGTTTCAGCCTATATTCATGCAAGAGCTACCATATAGCGTAACTCTCCATGATATATATCAACTAGACTACAGCTCTCCGCTTTACATGTGTACTGTGTTTCAGAATGTGTCGTCAGGGCAATTCTTATATACTACAGAGTGGGGTGATTGTGATCTTACTAATGTGGCATGGCCTGTAGGGAGTAAGGTTAAGGTTGGTTATTGCGTTACTGACACTCAGCATAGATTAAGCGATGTGGCTACCTCTACAAGGTTTTATGGTTGCAGAGTATTTGATCAGATAGAGTGTGAAAGAGTATATACTCTCGAGTCTCCTGGTGGAGGAGTTGAGGGTATTGAAGGTATTATATTGTCGGATGACTCTATGTATTACAATAATGGATCATATGCTCAGATAGTCAATTCATCTGGGAGGCTGTACTTCACTGTTAAAGGAACATCTGTGCTGTCAGTGGATAAGAGAGTGACTGTGGCAATAGTGGAAGATAATGCGGCTTATAATAGAACGCAGATAGGATACATAGACTGCGTTGCAGGTGCTGAATCCTCAAAGTCTTTCACTGTGGGAAGTATTAATGCTAAAGATGGGATGATGCTAAGGCAATTGTATTTGGAGTACACTAGTGGATCAGAGAGCCTTCTAGTGATGATGAGGCAAGGCATGAGCCCTCAATAATAACAATGGTTGCAATACTGTATTAACAGCGTTGCAACCATTGTTGTTAATTGATTTCAATGACTATAACTGTGGGCTTGTTTTTTGGCGGAGCCTTATACTTATTATCCTCGGCCGCAAGTATGCAGCAAATCAACACAAATAAAGCCCAAGAAGCGCAAATGGTATAGAATATCTCTGGCTTTGTTATCCTCCTAATTTCAGATGGGTCTGTAGGCGTGTGCCTAACTTCTCCTCGTAGTGCCATTTTCTTATAAATTAATTGGTAAACCCCGGGGGTATTTTTTATAAAAGGCAAATCTAGCATAACCCCCCTTGCTTAGCCACTTTTACGCGAGGGTCGAAATAACTTTTTGGGGGTAGTGAAACGCCTGCCGCTCTCCAATATTTATTATTGCAATCGTCGAGCTACTACCTCTCTTTCTGCTCCATGAAGTTCTCCAATTATTTGCCACATTTCCCACTTTGCTAGATGAGCTCTAAATAGTCTAGTATTTGTGAATCTCCTTGAAACTGAAGCGCCATGCTCGCAAGTGGCTTTAATTTCCCATACCCTTAATTTCTTATACTTCCTCATTGCTAAATATATTTAGTGGTTCAATATCAAATTCATTCATAATCTCCATTAGATCAATTACAACGTATCCATAGCGGAGTCCAATTTTAAGGTCGTAATCTTCTAAGAAGCCGCTATCTATGCCTATAAGATCTACAAACTCTGAAAGGTCTCCTATAGCTACTAGGAGTAACACCTCCCAGAAGTCATCCCGCGATGTGGCATAATCCTTCATGTTTTCGACAAACGTAAAATTGTGATATACCTTCACCTCATTTTGGTGCTGATCTATAAACTCACGTAGTTTTAATTCAGTCATTACTCAAATGTGTTTAAAATGAATGCCAATAAGAGGATTGCTCCAGAAACTCCAGCTATCACAAGTATAGTATTCGGCCCATAGCCTAAAATGGTAGCGATTATTCCTAAGGCTGATAAAAGAAGGCTGATAGCTGGCAGCATCTCGGGAGCTTTAAGAAGTCTATTTTTGATTTTGTTGTAAATTTTCATGTTGCAAATCTGATAGGGTTATTATTTTTTCCAATAAATGCTGTAGTTGCCCGAAGGCTTAATTACATCTATGCCCTTAACTCCACTGCCATTCGTGTCTTTCTTAGCCTTAATAGCCAAATTGATTTCGGCAAACTTAGTCTTTGGCTCCCTCTTCCTAGCGACTGATCTAGTACGCTTTCTAAAACATCCCTCTTTATGTTTGTTTAGCACAAAGTAAACAACTGAATAGGGGATACCGAGAAGCTTAGCGATTCCCGCAGGTGATGCAGTTTGGTTTTCATAGAGCTCAATTATACTGTTAGTGTATTTGCGCCATCTAGACCCGTATGTTGGACAAAGTCTTTCTTTGCTGGATAAGTGGTATACTATGGAGGTGGATATGCGTAGTTTTCTTGCAGTCTCTCTACATGTCATCCCTTTGGATATGCATTCTCTGATTTTATGTCTTCTTTTCTTTAATGTTAGATTCATACTGCATATATTAATCTTTAGATTCCAATCTTAGCCTCTTTCCCGTTAGAAGGAAAAATTCCCTCTGCAAGTCTGGAGCAGTCTCTATAATCCTTGAGTATGCTTCGGGCCTTTGATCTGAGTTTATCCATATATTAGATCGCTCTATTGTAACTCTTACTCTAATATTAGCAGATAGCAAGGAGTATCGGCTAGAGTCAGCTCGGCAATCGTCACGATGAAACCCACAACCCTTAAGCAGACCTTCAGATACTCTCACTACTTCACAATCAACCTCCATCGCCCTCTCCTCCCTTCGTCTTCCGTCTGTGGATAGTAGGACAAACATGAAGCCTTGCCCTGTTCTGTGCACCTCCATGATAGCCCAAACTTTACTTTTATAGCTGACGTAGTCTCCAATTGTAATATTCTTCATTATCTTTCTTCGTTTCATTGTTAAAATGGCAAGTCACTTAGCCCAGGCATCTCCTCAGGATACTCGGAAGCGTTTACGCTGTCTACTACTCGCCTTGCAATAGGCTGCATATTCCCAAGAATTGGCATTGCTTTGCGCTGATCGTCGCTCATAGCATCATACTTTGCTCTTGGTAAACTTTGCTTGACGAAGTGTGAGGCTTCCTTCATTTTATCACTTTCAATGGCTGTAAAGTCTATATACGCCCCTTTTTCAGTCACGAATATGCTATTGTCTTCAATTGGAATAATAAGGCAGCTCTTTTTAGCTCCACTCTGGCCTGTTAATTCTCTTACTGCTGTACCGCTTAGCTTTAGTAAGTTTAGTTTAATGCTGTGATTCATAAGCTTTGTTTTACGCCATTTCGTCGATGTCAACGAAATGGTTGGTTTAAAATTATATTATTGAGCCATCCTTCTAATAATTGGCATCTTGTCATTTACCAGGTCAATGATCCTTTGATGGTAGTCTGTAAGCTGGTTGTGCTTTCCTCTGCACTGTACCACCTCATAGGTTTTTAGATTCAGCTCTATTGTCTCTAGTCTTTTTGTTCCCAACTTGGCAGACAGAACAAGCGTATTAGGCCTACCGTAGTATCTGCTTTGATAAACACAATGGTGCATAGCCTCACCTTCCTCTTTGAATTCTTCAATAATCTGAAGGGGCTTGATCAATATCTCCCCATCTGTTATATTTAGGTTGGCAAATTGGCTGATCGTGCTTGCGAATACCTCATAGTTCTTGGCTTTCTCAATGACTCCCTCATGTCTTCTCCTTCTTTCTGCCTCTTGGGCCGCCCTTTGGTTCTCTCTTATCCTAGCTCTTACTAATTTGTCGTGTTCTTCTCTTAAGTCGTTTGGGCAAATATGTTTAGGATTAAGCGTATCTATATTCTTCATTCGGAGCATTTCTACATAGTCAATCCAAATATTGGCGTCTGCTATTTTGTATCTGTTACGAATGCAGATCTTGATCTCCCTCCAATTGCGCGACACTGAATCAGGCCTTACTATTCTATGCCTAAGAAGGGCAAACCGCTCAGCCTTAATGAGGGTTTCGGCCTTTGGATCTATTAGTAGCCCTCTGAACAAATCCACAGGGCGGCATTCATGAAAGTTGCCTTTGAACCCGTTTCTTTTAATCTCTGGGGTGTATTTTCTAATTGGGTACACTTCGCCATAGATGAAAAGTGGCAGTCCAAGCCTTATTTCCATTGGGGTGTCTTTGCTAAGGGTATCACCCCAATAGGATCCAGATCTTCTACGCGAGATTATTTCAAGCCCTCCATTAGGCGATATCCACGACTGAGCCATTTCAATTACATTAAATGTAGGTGTCTTGCCTACTATATGACTCTTTTCAGCCAACACGTAGCGAATAACTTGATATTCTCCTGAGGTGGTGACAATGATCATGTAGTTGGAGGAGTCAAACTTCTTCTTTCGTGAATTAATAACAGATAGAGCGTCTCGGCAGTATGGGCATACAACACCAGTTACATAGTCTACCAGCTCAGAGGGGGCTGACTCCCATTGCTCACCACAAGAAGAGCAGCAATAATTGACCTTCTTGCTGGAGCGTATGGCCACGCTAGCAAAACAGTGCTTTTGAGCCCATAATGACTGAGCGTCTGTTATCTTTGGCAGTCGATTGCTGCGCATAGCAACATCTTTTTGTCTTTTAGTGCGCGGCTTCATATTAGAATAGGCTCATTTGAGAGGTTGGCACTGATTCCACTTTCTTTAGAGGGCGCCTTTCTGGCAATTTACCTTGTGCAGCAGGAGGGAAGGTTGTCACATCCTGCATAGCCGTAGTGTGTATGACTTTTGCAAAATTTGGTTTACTATGCTTTATTGCGTCCTCTTGGTAGTAGTGAATGGCCATGCCGAAAATCTCCTCATCTACAAAGCCATTGCGCCCAGATTTATGAACTTCGCAAAGAATGAAATCGCAGCATTTATCGATGCTTTTATCTGGCTTAGCATATACATCCTGAAATAGAGGATCACTTTCAGCAAGCCTGTCTAAGTAGGTCTTAATGACTTGTTGGAATGATGTTGTTGCTTTCATTTTTGGTGATATATTTTGTATTTTTTATGTTATATCTTCTGAACGCATCCTCTAGATAGAGAGATTCTTTCTCTGGAGTATCGACCTTGCACAGCGGTACGCTGATCTTTGTCGTGTCGTTAAGCCTGAGATCCTTTCTCAGCTGCCCTCTATCTCGCTCCCTGACCTTTTCTAAGAGCAATAAGGCTTTGTTCAGCGCCTCAATTTTAACCTCAAGTTCAGATCCTTTTTTTCTGTTAGATTCCATGTTGATAGTGATATTTTGCGTTTAGCTTAGTGTAGTAATTAGTTTTAACCCCCTTTTTTCATTACTCTTTTAACTCCTGCGGCATTTTGATTGCATTTTGAGGGGAATGTACGCTTGCGGAAATAAAAGGCGCTTAAAGCGGCCTTTATGGGCTTTTTGTCATTTTCTGAGTGAATCCCCTCGAAAAACAACAACTTTTGTTAGCCCAAGCAGCCTGTCAACGACCCTTTCGCCATAGCGAGCCGTTAGTTGAGCCCGATTCAGGTTTGTTGTCACGATTACCGTCTTCGCTTTTTTCTCGGCATTGTCTAGGATCTCGGCTAAGGGGTCCACCTTAGAGCCGTAGTTGTTAGATGGCATTTCGGTGCCGATATCGTCAAGGACAACGTAGGCCCGGTTCTTGATCTCATCCATCTTGGCGTTCATCTCAACTGCTGAGTAGACGTTGACCACTAACCTGTGCTTAGCGTTGAAGATTGCGGGGATCACATAAGCCGCGATGACTGACTTTCCTCGCCCGTATGTCCCTGACATGGTTATTCCCTTGCCCTCTGTGTTGCCTATCCACTTGGCTACTGCTTCGTATTCGGGCAACCACTCCATGGCTGAGCCCTGCTTCTCAAGCGTGAATTGCAGATAAGCCGCAAGTAGATCTCTTGCGCCTTCTGTCTCGATGGCTTTGCGCCTCATCAGCGGAGGGCAACCTACGCCCTCGATGCTCTTGAAAATTGCTTCTATGTTTTTCATTAGAATTCAAAATTATGTTTGTCTGCGATAAAGTGAGCCGTTGGGCTTGGCGAGGTGGAGGAGGCTCCGGACCTAGGCGCATCAAACCCATTCGCTTTTCTCTTTTTGAGAAAATTCCTCAAATGGGCTAAATGCTCAGAAGCTCTATCGTAGCTCCTGCCTTCCATCTCTAAGTTTTCGGCCATTTCCGTAAGAGCCTCTTTTACCCTCTCAAGCGATATCCCCATGTGCTCGCTTTGCAATTCTAGCACTTTGCCAAAACGAGAAGAAAACTCATCAACTTTGACCTTCTTCAAGTCAAAAAATTCAGAATAATAACTTGGTGATGTTGTTGAGCTCTCGCTCGCGTTATCATCGTTATTAGTTTCTTTGTTATTAGGTTTATTTATACTGTACTTGCTTTGGACGTGCGTTGGTAGTTGCTTTAGTGTTTGCTTTGGACTTGCTTTGGTAGTTGCTTTGGCAAAATTTACCAAAGCAACTATATTTGCGCTGTGTTGATTTTTTGACCACTCAATGATCGTTATAAACCCATTTTCAACAAGCATATCTAGTGCAGTTTTGTAAGTTTTATATGATCCGATCCCAATGGCCTCCATCGTCATCGCTGTAGGCAATCCAAATTTCTCTTTCCACCCAAGGCGATTGCAATGTTCTATGATAAAAAAATACAGTATTCCCATGTTTGGGGTTATCTTTTCAGGGTTCTCAAATGACCAATTAAAGAATAATCGACTTAACTCGTATCCATTCATTATCTATTACTGTTAGAATCCAAAAACTAGCATCGCCGCATCCCTAGCATGCTCTGAGGTCCTGCCCGAATAGCCTGTTATTGCTAAGAAGCCCTCTTTGGTGGTTTTCGTCATGTTGTCTTTAGGCGGGACGGCCTCCCACGAGGCATTTAGCCCCGTGAGCAGCTCTTCCCATATAGAAGAATCTCTTTTTACAGACCCTACTCCTTGAAGAACCTCTGACGACTTGGATCCGAACCAGGTTCTTTTCCTTGCATCCTCAAATCGTACATGCACGTTGTCTAATCCATGAATAGTGATAAGCTCCCTCACCCAGTCGATAGCCTTGGTAATTGTCACTGTCTCTATGGCAACGAGCCTCTTTCTCTTCTTGTCCCAAACAGCTAGCCCCGTTTTAACACCAGGGTCAATGCCTATTAGTATGTTAGCCATCTCTATACTAGTTCAATTCTAACCTCGCACTCCTCATTACCATTATCTCCAATAGGGAATATGTCCATAATAGGCACCTCTTTTATTTCTGCAATAACATAGTCGGACACAGTGCCCTTCATCCCTAAGTGAAATCTCTTGAGGGCTTCATCAAGGTTGGAGGCTAACACCATTATCTTGCTAGTGATCCTCTGCTCCTTACCTGAGCGCTCGTTGAGTGAGATAAACAATGCCTTGACCTCATACCAACATTCTCCACACTCGTCAGCAAATATCTCTGAGATGCCCTTTTTGGTTACAGAGCGCACCTCAAATCTGCTATCAAAGAAAGGAGCTAGCTCTTTGATCGCTCTTGCCTCAGCCTCAGCAAAGCTCATGGCGTCAAATAGATACTCATTCATTACTTTCTGCGACTTACCCTTTTCATTCACTTTTGCGTAACGCACTTTTACATTAAACCAAGTTGCCATAATTGAAATTGTTTTATTGGGTTATTATTGATGTAGTTTAGCTTCAAGTCTCGCTTGCGCGAACTTTCTTAGGTTATTAAAGTCCAGCAACAATGCAATATCTGCTGCTATGAGAAACTTCCCGCTTGTGCTCTCTGTGTGAGCTGGTATAGATCCCTCCTCAACTCTTCTTGCGACTGTCGTGTTGCTAACATTGTGAAGAGCTGCCACAGCCGCACAGCTTAGCTTGCTTCGAGCGAATAGGCGAGTGTCAACATAATACTGTTCATACTCTGCTAGTTTGGATCTAAGCCTATCAAGCTCTTGTTCATGCTCTTGAATGAGGTTTACTACCTCATATAGCTTAATCGATGGCGTTTTCTTTGCTGCTTTCATTATCTTCTTGCTTTAAGGTTCTGTAAATTACATAAGACATTCCTGCTATTATAAGCTGATGCCATGCGCCTGTAAATGCGCCAATTGTGGCAATGATGGCTATAATGCCAAATAGAATGCGAAATAGTTTCATAGGTATGGTACTTTTACGAATTTGTTTACGAAGTAGATCTGACCCTTCCCTGTGACCATGGTAGTTGTCCTCTGGTCCTGCCCTGTGGAGCGCATAACTATGTTGATCTTCATCTCAAAGAGCCCCTGTTCGATATATCGCTGTAGTGGCTGGTTCCATTTCTCGCCCTTGCTGCTGCACAAGTACCCATTGTTACGCATCCACTCAAAGAGCCTCGTAGATCCAATAGGGTAGCCGTTTTGAGTTATGAACTTAGCAAGCTCTCCCACAAGACATGAGCGCTTCGATCCTGCTACGGCATCGGCAAATACCACCTTTGGGGCTTGTTCTGTAATTAGCTGCTGCTGTCTCTCAAGTTGCTCTTGCTGTTGGGCTGCCAATAGGAGCGCATCCTTAAAAGACGTTGGCACCTGTGGCGAGCTTGCTTGTTTGGCTTGTTCCAGCTCCTCCCATCTGTCTATAATGCTCTCTCTCAGCTTAGCGTCATACCCACTTGCTAGGATTAAACACCCCTTTTTGGTGAGGGAATAGCAGGGATATTCACGGCCTTTCGAGTCTTTATAATTGATCAGCTCAAAATTGAGCTGATCAACACCGCTCTCTAATAGCTTACGAATATCACGCATAATGTTCTTGTGTTCTCTCCCTGTGATCTCTGCAATTTGCAGTGAGCTCATTCTTTCGGAGCTATTTGATATTAGGCTGTTCATCGCTTGCTGTTTTTAGGTGTTTCGCCCTTCTTGTCGTCGCCCCATATGTTCTTTGTTACACCATATCGAGCAAATACCCTCTCAATCTCTGCCGCTTGGCTGGCCTTAGGCTCAATTCTTCCAAGCCTGTAGCATCTGAATGTAACCTCATGATTGACCTTTATGGCAGCCATCATCTCTTTTCTGCACTTCTCATCATCCATGGATCTAAGTTGTCTCCATCCATTCCAAAATCCTTCTTGATACTTTTGTGGTCTCATAATATGTTGTAGTTTATATTTGTTAATGTTAGTTTATCGTTATATTTGCGTTGTTGCTTGATTGCGATGCAAATATTGCGATAATATTCGCAATAACAAAATAATAATGCGAAGATTTTAGTATGATTAAAATGAGAATCCTTCAATATCTTGATTATAAAGGTATTGCGAAGTCAGTTTTTTTTAGCGAAACGGGGATAAAAAGAGGCTTTTTGGACTCCGATAAGATATCAGCATCAGTTAATGACGGACAAATTGCGATGATTTTAGCAGCATATCCTGATATAAATATAGAGTGGCTTATATTAGACAAAGGCACTATGATACTATCG